CATTGCCAAGGGTGGTATTCAGGACAAATTAGACGCTTTAGATCAAGAAGTAGGGTTATACCAAAAAAGTTTAGACACCAAACAAGAAAACGCAGAACTTGATTTACAGTCTTTCACTATGATAAAAGAACACGAAGCAGTTATGAGAGAAGTACTGAGAATGAGAAGTGAAGGTACTATAGTACTTGAGAAGGAGGTTGACGCAATGAAAAAGGCAGCAACTGAGACCGAAGACCTAGCAAGAAACAAGAAAAATCTGGATACTATGCGGGACGGACTCGAAAAAGGGTTTGCAGGTGCTTTCGAAGGTATTATTACTGGAGCAAAATCTGCAAAAGAAGCATTTTTAGACATGGGCAAGTCTATGCTTGCTATGTTTGCTAAGATTATTGCACAAGAGCTCGCTTTAAAAGCAGTCAAGGCTATAGGAGGCTTTCTACCTTTTGCAGATGGGGGAATCATGCCCGAGTACGCTAAAGGAGGATATACCTCTCCCTCTAGGAGATACGCAAGAGGCGGAACAGCAAGAGGCCCTCAATCAGGATATAATGCAGTTCTTCACGGAAATGAAGCAGTAGTGCCTCTTCCCGACAATCGTAGTATTCCTGTAACTTTAAACGGTGGAGGAGGTCAAAACAATAACGTAGTTGTAAATGTTTCTATGGACGGCCAAGGTGGAGGACAGGCTCAGACACAAGGCGACTCCGGTCAAGCCAGAGCTATAGGACAGATGGTAGCTAGTGCAGTACAGCAGGAATTACAGCATCAAAAAAGATCGGGCGGAATACTTAGTCCCTACGGAGTATCATAATGGCAGATATAGGCTTCACAGTACCAGGAATTAGTGGACAAGTTGTTCCAGATAGGGGGTTGTCTAGGAGTTCTAGTACTAGAGTTAGGACCGCACAGTTTGGGGATGGGTATCAGCAAAGAATAGCAGACGGACTAAATTCTATACAGGACAATTTCTCTGTTACTTTCTCAAATAGACCCAAAGCCGAGGCAGATGATATAACTGCGTTTTTTACTTCTAAGAAGGGGGTTACCTCCTTTAATTTTACCTTCCCAGACCACAACTCCTCCACTAACGACAGTGGGGGTAGTCCCGCAACTACTGTTAAGGTAGTATGCTCAGACTGGTCACAATCATACTCAAACCTTGCAGGTTCGAGTATATCCGCAACCTTTGACAGAGTTTATGAACCATGAGCAATAATTTAATAGTAACAGATTCACAGCAATTAGAGATTGCAAGCGCAATATTAGACCTTTTTGAGCTAACTCTAGGTATTGTTACCTCTGAGGCTATAGCTGGAGGAGCTGTTGCTGATGCTAACGTGTTATATTTTCATGCAGGAAAAGATTTAGATAATGGCACCGCTTCTAAGGATTTAATCTTTGATGGGCATACTTATGTAGCTCTTCCGGTAGAAATGGACGATGTTGAGCAGAAAACAGGGGGAGCTATGAATCGCCCTAGCTTCACTATTGCTAACGTAGAAAGCATACTAAAAACAGGTTCGGACTTTAAGACACAAATGGAAGACGGGGCATGGTCTTCATATGCGGATGGCGAAACAATTACGTCACTAAATTTTCAACTAGATGACTTGGTAGGGCAGAGAGTTACTCGTAGAAGAACATTACATAAGTATACCGGACATGATGCTAACGGTGATGCAGTTACTCCTTATGAGTTTGATAAACAAGTTTTTATAATAGATAGAATAGCAGCAAAATCCGCCATTACTGTTCAGTTTGAATTAGCTTCCCCTGCAGATATAGGAGGGTTACGGATACCTAATAGACAGGTTATAGGTAAGTACTGCCCCTGGGTATATCAAGGTGGGGCAGTAGGGCTAACAAAGAGTGCCTGCAGCTGGGGCTTAAGTCAGCAGGTTCAACCAAAAGGAGACGCGGAGGGGAAGTATGACTTTTACTTCACAAAAGATGATGAACCTTTAGTACTTGCCTCTTTTCTTACAGGTTCAGCGACTGCAGCATGGAAAGGGGCATATAACGCTTCTCACAGCGGCGGGTATGTTACTGGAGACTATGTAACCCATCAATCAACAGTTACTACAGCAGCAGCAGCAATCAATAGTTCTACGACTATTGCTATAACGGCGAACATAGGTGTACAAGTAGGCGATACAATATCCAGTGTTAGTAACAGTACTATTGGTGCAAATATTACGGTTGTTACCGTTATAGGAACTTATGTAAAGCTCAGTAGTGCTGTAACTATAGGTGCTAATGCCCAAGTAATGTTTACAGGGGCCTCTTTATACTATAGGTCTAGAGCTGCTATGCCTACTCCTATTGCGCCCATTGCGGCTTCCAATAAATGGAAGCTTGCACGAATATATACTATTTGGAATAATAGCACCGCCTACACTATTCACCCTAGTGGCGACCTAAGAAGAAACCCTTATGTAAGGCACGATAATACTATTTGGAGATGTACTGCTTCTCACTCCGGAGGTATAGAGCCTGGAACAGACTATAGGGTTTGGGTAAGAGGGGACGTTTGTGGCAAGTTACTAGAGTCATGTAAAATAAGATACCAAGGGGTAGTTAAGCATATTGTGCCCTCAAATACTAATGGTATACCGCATGATGATGTAGACACAACCGCTATGTTACCCTTTGGAGGCTTTCCTGGGAGCAAGAAGTTTAGATAATGCTACATAACATACAAGAACATTTTAAACAAGAGTATCCACGAGAAGGTTGTGGAGTTATCTCAGTAGTAAAAGGGAAGAAAAAGTGGTTTCCCTGTACAAATATTGCAACCGAAGAAGAAGACTTTATAATAGACTCCCAGGAGTACTTAAAACTAAAGAGAACAACAGATATTATAGCAATCGTACATAGTCACCCAGACTCCACCCCTGAACCTAGCGAAGCAGATGTAAACTATTGTAATGCTTTAGGAATTCCATACTATATTTATAGCTTTCCGGAAATGGAGCTAAAGATATTAGAGCCAGAACATACAACAGTGGACCTATATGGTAGAGAGTACCAGTTTGGGATTACAGATTGTTTCGAGGCGATGAGGGATTATCTTAAAAATGTAGATGTGTATATCCCTCTAAGAATACCTTTTGAGGATGATTGGTGGGAAAAGGATTTAGATTATTTCACAGACGATATAATCTCCGAGTGGAATCACTCTCCTATACCTATCACAGAGATACAAGAGAATGATGTTTTAATTTTTAATGTAAATGCAGAAGTGGGTAACCATTGTGGGGTTTATATCGGCAATGATTGTTTTTACCACCATGCAGTAGAGAGGCTATCTTGCAGAGAGAGTCTTTATCCAATTTGGTACAAGTATTTAAAAGGAGCTTATCGTTATGATGCGTAATGTGTATTTAGAAGGGGAAATGGGTGATAAATTTGGGACAGGGTTTCAAGTAGAGGCGCTTAAAATATCAGACATTCTGAGATGTATAGACTGTAACCACCCTTCTTTTAAGAAGTATATTATAGACTGCCAAGAGAAGGATATAGGATTTGAAATAGATATAGCTAGTACTAAATTAGAGTACGAAGTTGAGATGCTTATGAACCTACAAGAGGGGGATGTTACTATTACAGCCATTCCTGCGGGCTCTAAATCTGGGGGAGGCAAGATACTTGCAGCAATCGCACTTGCAGCTTTATTTATGACCCCTCTTGGGCCTGCTTTATTTGCAGGCGGGCAAGCAGCAGTACCCGCATTAGTACTTTCAACAGGAGGCACACTTCCTGCTATCGCAGCAGTATCCGGTAGTTTAACAGTTCCAGGTATGCTTGTAGCAGGTTTAGCAGTTAACTTAGCCATGATGGGACTAAACCAAATGATGGCACCCGACCCTTCTACAGATGCTGACCAAGAGCAAAATTACTTATTCAATGGTAATCAGCAAAACATAGTAGAAGGAGACCCTGTACCAGTTTTATACGGTAAATTACGTGTACCTGGACAACCTATAAATTTTGAAGTAGCCGCGAATCAGGCCAATAAATGGAAATCTGTGTATATGAACTTTGACGGATCTTCCAGTACACAAGGAAACGGATAATGCCACAACAATCAATTAATGCCTTAGATAGAAGAGTTTATTCCGCAGAAAATGATGCTATAAGCAAGGCAGTAGTGTCTTCTACTGAGCAGAACATATCTGTTACTGATATAATTTCAGAAGGCCCAATAGGCGGTCTAGTTAATGGGACAGCAAGTGTTTTCCTAAATAATGATCCTATGGATTCTTCAACTGACGCTGTATATCGCAATATGGCTACAGATATTGTCTTAACTCAAGGCTCCACTGCAGTGCAGATAGCTTTAAATGGTAATGTGTTTACGGCAACTACGACGGACGAAGTAAAACGATACCTGCAAGTATTTGGTTATAAAAAAATTAAAGTTACTGCAGCTTTGTCCCCCTCCGACATGTTGAACGGAAAATACTATACGATAGTTGC